CGACATCGTCTACGTTTTTCTCCAGCAGGGCCTTGATTTCTTCACGCGCGAAAGAGAGACCCCGTATCTCTCCCACAGACATTTTGTACTGCTCCCAATCCTTCACTGAACCGTGAGCGAGGGCGGTAGAAATATCTTTCTCACGCTCCTCCATTTTCTTATACAGGTATTTTGCCAAATCGACAACATCCATTATAGGTTGTCCTTGTATTCCTCTTGTAGAACAGACGTAATTGGACCACCTTCTGCCCACTCGTCACATGTATTTTCTTTCATACAGCAAAATTTCAAGCTCTGGCAATAGCCTGTGTTACCGGACTCGTCACCAATGCACTCCAGTATTTCCTCTGTTTGGTTAAACATAGCGCAACTGCCGCACACTTGGTCAGAGCGAAACGACACACCTGTGTTTGGCTCACGGTAGTTATATTCTTCTACCGCCATCGCAAGGTTCTCTTCGTTTAACTCTGGGTCTTGAGTCGGAAGAGGACATGTGTGCCCTTCTTCAGTCTCTTCCATCTGGTCCACAGCCATCCCGTCAGGGATGATAGATATCATAATACCAACCATTAGTAACACTGTCCTCTTTTAGGGTTGTCACGAACATCACCCTGGCGAACCTCGCCACCATAACTAAATCGAGCAATTTCGCTGCGAGGTTTTCGTTTCATGGTATTGTTACGACCTTTCAGCGTGTTGTACTTTGATGTCGGGTTTTTCTTAGGGTCAGACATGGCTTCAGAAAGCGCGTCCTCTATAGCCTTTTCTGTGTCTTTTGAGATCCCAGAAAAAACATTTCCCCCCTCTTTGTATCCTTTTTTAGAACCGCAACCTGCCATGTCGGCCTCCTATACCATAAGTTCAAAGTGTGGAGCGTCGATAAACGGACGCCTATTTTGTGAGCGACGAGTATCTATGTAATCATTCATAGCAGATTCCATGTCGCCATCCCATTGCGCAATATTTGGTACAGTCCAAGCCGCACCCCAACGAATTGGAACGTCAACTGCACGGGCACCTTCCGCCATTGCGTCTGCGATTTCGTCGTACAAGTTCAACTCCCAACGGCCTCCGTCCACATAGGCCATTAGGTCTACGGCGATACCGTCCAGGTGTTTCGACTTCATAGTTTGACTGGCACCTTTAGCAACCAATGCGCGTTGCTCTTCAATAGTTCTAAGTCCACAAATCACAGAGAAGTCCTGCTTTGACACCGTGATAGCATGTTTTACAACCGCAACCATGCGCTCATCTACGCCCTCTAGTTTTGCCAAGCTACGCTTTCCTAGTTTGTAAGCCATCTTACTTCCTTCCAAAGAATTTAGTTGCAGAACGTACACCGAAACTTGCTGCTACAATAACACCAAGCGTGTATTGATACCAGTCGGGCATAGACTCCAATGCCGCAAAGCCATTCTGCACAGCCCTCTCCGCCCACTCAAACGGTAAAAAACAGAGAATAAGCGGCACCGAGAACAAAATGGTAAGCCATTCATCTTTCCACGAGTTCTGCGAACCCTGCGCCATAAGCCGTTCCCAATCAGCTTCTGACGTAGCAGCCGACTTCATAATCGTCGCCTTGGCTTCCGCTTCCACAAGTTTGAGGTTTGCAGCCGCTGCTTGTGCGTTTGCTTTCCCTTTAAGCCAACCTCCAGCTAGCTCCGTAATCGGTCCTATTAGTGCCTGAATCATACCATTACACTCCCATATAATGTCATCTCTACGCCAAGCACTAACTCAAGCAACTTCACTATAAGGTGCGTGACTAACTCTTCACTTGTCCACATCGTACTCCACCTTGGAGCTAGACGCAGTTTGCGTAACAGTGGTCTTAGACTCCTTACCCATCCATATGCCGAAGCACCCTGTTAAAGCCCCCATACAGACGGATACAAGTCCAGATTGTGCAACAGAAGGGTCCGGCAATGACATAAACCAATGTACTGCTTGATACGTCAGGATGGTAACAGCCAACATCATAAGACGCGGTAAGATTTTCCAGTCATCCAGAATTGTGTGTGCCATAGTAATGCTCCGCTATACGCTTGTGCGTCGTGATTATAACAACTTTTCCATTTTTGTATACACACCAGACTCCTTGTCTGATCTCAACAAGCTCTACCACCGCTCCAAATAAACACCTAAGTAATAAACACCTAAAACACAGGCTGTGACAGCCAAGATAATTGCGGTCGCCATTTGTATTGCTTCTAGCTGCTCCTCGCGTTTTTTCATCGCTGCTTTTTTAGCTTCTTGCCGTTGCTTACGAGCTTCAGCTTGCCACTGAATCCACCTATCCCATTGACCAGGTCTTCCATACAAACGGATATAAGACTCTAGCTCTTTGCGTTGTTCTTTAATCTTTTCGAGTTGCTGAAACTCTTCCCAATCCCCTTCAGCACCGCCCGTTATAGCAGTGAGTGGACTGTTTTTCTTTTTCTGGACTGCATCTTTGAGGTCTTCCTCCGCTGTAAGAAACTTTCCCACAGACGACATAAGATCGGCCCCTTCACGTCCATTCTGTATACAAGTCTTGATAACTGAGTAAGCGGCGTTAGCTGCCGCAATAGTTTCCAGAATAGCCATGATACGCCCTCATTTAAAATTCTCCAGAGAATCTCTGAGGACGAGCAATAGGGCTAAAGCGGCGGTTAACAAATCCGCCGTCAGCATACTTACTTTTACCCGCTTTACTTAACGCAATAGCCACCGCCTGCTTGCGTGGCTTGCCTGCATCCATCTCAGTACGGATGTTTTCACTTATTACTTTCTGTGAGCTTCCAGATTTAAGAGGCATTTCTCCGCTCCATAGCCTGACGCTGTACGTCAATCCGTTCGCGGTTAACTTCGTTACGGTTCTCCGCGATATCTTCTTGACTCTCAATACGAGCCGAGTCTGTAGCTGCACGTTGCTGCATCTTGCGCATTTCCATGACCATTTGATTCTGATCTTCTTCCGTCTTACGCTGCAAGTCTTGCTGCTTCAGTGCCAGTTCCTGCATGCGAATTTGTACCAAAGGATCGTTCATTGGGTCGTTGCCTGTCGGCATCAACTGCGGAAGGATTTCCGCCATGATCTTTTCCATCTGCATAGACACCAACTGCTCCATTTGACCTGGGTCTTGCATGTTCTTCTGCACTTCCGCGATCTGCATTTGCGCTGCTTGTGGGTCGATTGCTCCACCCTGTGCGGCTAGCTGTGCTTGGGAAATGATCTGTTGGATTTCGTTCATAACCATCTGACGCGCTTTCTGTGACACATGCTCCATAACGTGGGCGTAGAACGTACCCATAACCTGTGGTGATGTCATAACCAAAGGTGTCTTCATAAACGTTAAGTGCATACGAAGGTGCGCATCGTGGTCTTGATCGGGGAAGGTATTCAAGATTTCCCCCATCAATGCACGGGCATTCTCGATGGCAGGGTCCAACGGCTTTGGTTGAGGAGGGGGAGGAAGAATCTCGTCAATGTTTTGAACTTCTAGAGCTTGATACATTCGACGATAAGCCGAGTGCAGGTTGTGCATCTGGGGATTACTTTGCGCAAGCTGCAACTGAGTTTGGGCCAACGTAACACGTTGCGCCATCGAGAATATGTTCGGATCACTGACAGGAATAACATCGACGCGTTCGTCAAAATCCTGTGCCATAATCGTGCGATTGCCGCCCTCTACCTCATATGGGTACTCAGCAGGCAAGTTATCACGGAAGATCCGCGCCAATACACGGAACTCCTGCTTCTGGGAGTAGTGAAGCCGTTTGTGAATAGCGGACATAACTTTCATGCCACGCTCTAGGAGAGCCACAGTCGTCCCCACAGGGGCCTGTCCGTTTGCATCGCCAGTTTGCTGGTCAGCAAGAGAAACAAAGCGTCTACCGCCCTCTACAAGGGCTGCTAGAAGCTGTGCTAGCGTACCAGAAGGTTCTTTATATGGCAGCGGGATGATCGAGTCCCGTATGTTCCCGCCAGGTGCATCAATGTCCCGCCACTCGCCCGGTTGTAACGGCTCGTCGTCATTACGAACCCTCACGCCCCTAGCCTTGAATCCTGCTGGGAGATTGGCAAGAGTTCCTGCATCGATCAACTGCCGGAGGATGCTCGTTGCCGCACGACCAAGGCCACCAATCATGTGGATCAGGCCAAAACCGTAGAAGCCTAGACCTGGCATAAACTTGTAATGCACGAAATACTGTGTCTTCTTCGCTAGTCCTGCGCCTTCTGCGAAGTTCCGGCGAATAGCAAGGACCTCTCCCGATCCCTCGTCAATCGTTACGATGTACGGAATAGCGATCCCAGTCGGCTCCCCATCCGGTGCCATGTCCTCAAACCCTTCTAGGTCCAAGTCCACATGCATCTCAAGGATCGTATATACTTCGTCAGTGTACGTGCGAGACGTACCCTGTAGTTCGTCTACTTTCTGACGTACCTCGTCTTCGTCCTCATCGTATTTGCTTAACTCTACATCACGGTAGAACCCCGCGATCTGCATCTTACGAACCTCGTTCGCATCCATGCGCAGTACATGAGTAACCCGTGACGCTGTTTGCAGATCAGACGCCGCATACGGCACAACCAAATCCTGTGCTGGAATGAACTTAGCGACAGCACGTTGCTTGGCTTCGTCAAAGTAAACTTTCTTAAACGTAGAACCAGACAGCGGTAAGTAGAACAATAACTGATCCATGTCCGGATCAAACTCTTCCATCACCTCCATGATCTGGTAGTTCATGAAGTCCTTAACGCGTGTGGCCTGATCCTCACGCTCTTGGTCCTGTAGACCAACAATTTGCGTCTTAACTGGACCACCTGACGGCAACAGTTCTTTGTACGCTTGAGCTTGGAACTGTGTAACGCTTTCCGCAATCAGCGGGTGAGTGACCCCAGAAGCTCCTTCAAACGGTTGGCTACGTTCTTCATACCGGACACCAAGCTGGTCCAAACCTTTTGTATATGTTTCTTCCCACTCTGAACGAGATTCCAAATCTTCTTCATAAGACGCTCGAAGATCTGACGAAATTTCCCCAAGATAACCATCATCTAAATACTCCGCTAAGTTGGCATTATGTGGAATATCTTCCTCTGGTCCCTCAGACATCATCTCGCCAAGGGCTTCTATGATCGCACCACCGTCTCCATCAGGAATAACCTCGGCTCCGTTGGGAAACATCTCCATTTGGTCCTCAACAGGGACCTCAACGGACGCCTCTGTCGGCATCATGTCTTCAGGGCTAATCCCAGAATCTACAATCGGTGGCAACGCCATCAGTAATACTCCCGCTTACGACGATACTCGTCGTGTTCTTCGTTTTCACCTTGCAGAGAAATAAACCCTCCCTGCCGAAAACGCATCAGTGCTAACGTCATACTATCACAAAAGTCATCATGATCGCCATTAGGAAATGAAACCACTTCTTCGATCACTTCGTCAGCAAATTTCTTGTCACTTGGTGCCCATACTACACCAGCTTCGAATAATGGCGCAACCATGTGCATTCTGGTTACCTTATCCTTACCCTTCCCAGGCGCGAAGCCAAGTGCCGGAATACCGCGAAGCCGCAACTCGTCAATGAGTGGTGTACCCGTCGCTTTTGCTTCGACCACAACCATGTCTGGCTCCCAGTATTCGTGTTCTTCATAGGCTACCTCCTTTAGCTCTGGAAAGTTCCATCTCCCGCGTCGGGCATCCAACAAAATGATGTTGTCACTGTCCCCGTCACTAGGTTCAAATATCCCCCATGTCGTAATCGCGCTGTAGTCAGCCGACTCCTTCTTGGAAAACGCCGTATCGTAGGACTGAATGATGTATTTGACTGGCGGAATCTCCTCCTTTTCCCAAGATTTCCACCATTCTCGTTTAATTATCGCAGAATCCGAGCTTGTCGGCGTTTGTTGCCACTGCGCATTCCATTTTTGTACAGGCAACGACGCTTTAATCGACAATAACGCGTCTTTTTCCCAGAACTCAGGCCACAATGGCTTGTCTGACGGCAGAATTGCAGGGAATTCTACCACTTCCCACTGATCCGCCATGATATCACTGCCCTGTGCAGCTAATAATCGCCCTGTTAGGTCCTTTTTACCCCACCGAGTCATAACAATTATGATCGCACCACCAGGTTGGAGACGCTGACGGGGGCCAGAAGTGTACCATTCGTACGCATGGTCGAATGCGGTATCACTCAAAGCGTCTTGTTCCGAGTGAGGGTCGTCAATTACGAACAAATCCGCACCACGACCAGTCACCGCAGCACCAACACCAGCCGCAAAGTACTCGCCGCCCTTGTCAGTTTGCCACTTACCCGCG